TTTATTCAGTCGCTGGTGACCGACAACAAGGCTTTGATGGAGTCGCAACCCGACTATGTGCGGCAGCTTGAGGCACTGCCGCCTAAGCTGCGAGAGGCGTGGCTGTACGGCAGGTGGGACATCTTCGAAGGGCAGTTCTTCGAGGATTTTCGCGCCGTGCCCGACGAGACGCTGTGCGAGGCTGCTGGGATTACGGCGGAGGAAGCGTTGCAGCAGCACAGGTACACGCACGTTATACCGGCGTTCGACATATCAGCCGGCGAGTGCAGGGGCTGGACGATTATGCGCAGCTACGACTTCGGCTACTCCAAGCCCTTCTCGCTGGGCTGGTGGGCGTGCGACTACGACGGCGTACTGTATCGCATTATGGAGCTGTACGGCTGCACTAAAACGCCTGACGAGGGTGTACGCTGGTCTCCGGATGAGCAATTCCGGCGTGTAGCCGAGATAGAGCGCGAGCATCCATGGCTCAAGGGGCGCAAAATCGTCGACAGCATTGCCGACCCGGCTATATTTGACGCAAGCCGAGGCGAGTCTATAGCCGAGACTGCCGCAAAGTACGGCATATACTTCACGCCGGGCGACAACGAGCGGATACCTGGCTGGATGCAGGTGCATTACCGTATGCAGTTCGACGAGCAGGGCTATGCGCGGATGTACATTTTCGATACCTGCAAGGCGGCTATACGTACGCTACCGCTGATGATGCACTCCGAAACACATCCTGAAGACATCGACACCAAGCTCGAAGACCACTGCCCCGACGAAATACGCTATATGTGTATGTCGAGGCCAATAAAGCCGATTGTCACTGTGCAAAAAGAGCCGGTATTCTTCGACCCGCTCGACCAGTACCCGACAAAGACAAGAGTTAAAAACGGAGGTATATATGGACAAAGTAAGACCTGATATGCAGCAGGGCGCGGCTCAGACCGTGGCAGAGCGCGCAGGAGCGGGCGTCATCGCGCCCATAGGCGAGGAGCAGCTTAAGCAGTTCACCGACATATTACAGCGGTATCACGCGGGGCTGTCGCGGACTAAGCAACGGATAGTACAAGCCGAAAACTGGTGGAAGCTGCGCAATCAAACCGAGGAGCAGGCGCAAACCGAGATTGGCAAGGACGGCGGCTTCGTGAGCCGGTCGGGTTGGCTGCACAACGTACTTGTTTCAAAGCACGCCGACGCGATGGAGTCGTATCCTGAACCGAATATACTCCCGAGAGAAGCCGGAGACCGAGGCGAGGCACTGATGTTGTCGTCGATTGTTCCCTGCATACTTGAGCAGTGCGGTTTCGAGCAAACCTATAGCGACGCGATGTGGGACAAGGGCAAGTTCGGCACAGGTGTGTACAAGGTTATATGGGACAGCAGTAAGCACAACGGGCTCGGTGATGTAGCTATCGAGTGCGTGAGTCTGCTCAACCTGTACTGGGAGCCGGGGATTACTGACATCCAGCAGTCGCGGTACTTTTTTCACACCGAGCTATGCGACAAGGATCTGCTTCGGGCACGGTATCCGGAGCTTTTGACCGGCAAGCTGCAAGGGCAAGGGTTTATTGACACTAAATTCCTGATTGATGATTCGCAGGATGTGTCGGACAAGGCAACGGTCATCGAGGTATACTATCACAAGACGGTCAATGGGCGGCAGACTCTACAATATGTAAAGTATGTGGATGATGTAGTGCTTTTTGCGAGCGAAAACGAGACGAGGACTATGACCGACGCCGAGGGGCGCGTCGTCAAGCCGTCTATGGCGGAGACCGGACTGTATGACCATGGGCTGTATCCGTATATATTCGACCCGCTGTTCCCGATTGAGGGCTCGCCGTGCGGGTACGGTTATGTGGATATCTGCAAGTCGCCTCAGACCGAGATAGACCTTCTAAAGACCGCGTTTGTCAAAAACGCCATGAGCGGGGCTATGCCGCGTTATTTCTCGCGCATTGACGGCAATGTCAACGAGGAGGAGTTTCTTGATCTGTCTCAACCGATTGTCCATGTGTCGGGAACAGTGGATGAGACGTCGCTTCGTCAGATAGACTCGGCGGGACTGCCTGGCGCGTACATCAATGTTCTTGACAGCACGATACAGGAGCTACGGGAGACGTCGGGCAACACCGAGACAAGCACTGGCAACATCTCGTCGGGAGTCACGGCGGCGTCGGCGATAGCGGCGTTGCAGGAGGCGTCAGGCAAGGGCTCGCGCGATTCGACGCTGACTTCCTACCGCGCGTTCGGGCGGATTGTAAATCTCGTAATAGAGCTGATACGGCAGTTCTACGACGTACCGAGGAAGTTCCGCATACTCGGGCAGTACGGCGCGGAGCAGTATGTAAGCTACTCCAACGCGGGTATCGTGCCGCAGTTTCAGGGCACTGATTTCGGGCAGAGCATGGGCTATCGGCTGCCGGTTTTTGATATCAAGGTATCGGCGCAGAAAAAGTCTACCTACACCAAGATGTCGCAAAACGAAATGGCACTGCAGTTCTTCCAGATGGGCTTCTTCAATCCGCAGGTGGTCGACCAGACTCTGATGTGCCTTGACATCATGGACTTTGACGGCAAAGACCAGCTTATGCAGAAAATAGCGCGGCAGGGCACGATGTTCCAGAAATTGACGCAGTATATGCAGCTCGCGCTGATGCTGGCGGCGAAGTGTCAGCCGGATATGGTTGACGGTATCAGTCAGGATATTATGGCGACTCTGGGCGTCGCGCCTACGCAGGGCGGCGGAGCGGCGACTATGCCGCAGGAGCAGGAGCACACGACCGGCGCGCCTGGAGAGGATGAGCGCGTACAGAATGCACGTCAGCAGACGGCAGAGGCTTCACAGCCGCAGGGAGGCAGGAAATGATTTCGGTTATATATGATAGGCGGGATTTTACGCTTACGGTACGCGGGCACGCCAACACGGCGGAGTATGGGCACGACCTTGTATGCGCGGCGGCGTCGGTGCTTCTGCACACCTACAGCGCGGCGGCTGACCTTCTATACAATCGCGGTTATGTCAAACGCATAAACCGCGATATTGAAAGCGGCAAGTCGTGTATCGGAGTTGAGGTTGCGCCGGATTATGTTGATGTTGTGCGGCTCGCTCTGGATTCTGTAGTGTCGGGGTACGAGTTCCTGTCGGCGCGATATGAAGACGCGATAGAATTTTTATCAGTACAGGGATAGAGATTTATTTTATTTTGGTGTATCATATATATAGCGGGATTCGCCGCCCCTAAAGCGGCAGATTACATAGCGAGGTACAGTGATGTACAGCATTATTGATATGCGACTCTTACAGCTTTTCGCCGATGGCGAGGGCGAGGGCGCATCGGGCGCAGCAGGCGTGTCGCCTGCAGCAGGAGCACCTGCTACGGCAGGACAGCCTGTAAATGCCGCTGACGCCGAGCGGCAGCGTCTTCTGGAACTGGGCGTGCCGGAAGAAAAGCTTAATCGACGGGCGAGATACAGGGTACAGGCTGATGCACAGCCCGCACCGCAGCAGGACGCCGCTGCTGAGAGCCCTACCGATGGTGATGATAAGACAGAGCCGCCAACTGACGGGACGGACAAGAATGACAGCAGCGAGGAAGTCGAGAAGAAGCCTGCGCGCATGACGTGGGATGAGATAAAGGCTGATCCCGAGTACAACAAGGAGATATCAGCAATTGTATCTCAGCGCGTCAAGGCTGCGAAAGCTTCAGAAGAAGCCCTGCAAAAGCTAACACCTGCGCTTGAGGTGCTGGCTCGCAAATACGGTCTCGACGCCGACAAGCTTGACTATGACGCGCTCGCGAAAGCGGTCAGCGACGACAGTTCGTACTACGAGAACCGCGCGCTGGAGATGGGAGTGCCGGTCGAGACTGCGAAGCGCATAGACCAGCAGGAGCGGGACACGGCGCGGCAGAAGCGCATTGAGCAGGACGCGCTTGAGCGTCAGCGCATTGAGCAGCACATCGCAAAGCTACAGCGCGAGGGCGACGAGCTAAAACAGACTTTCCCCAACTTTAATTTGCGTCAGGAGCTAAACAATCCGGTTTTTGCGCGAATGACGTCTCCTGGCGTCGGTCTGTCGGTTGCGGACGCGTATTACGCGGTACACCGTAACGAGATTCAGGCGGCGTCAATGCAGGTGGCGGCGAAAAAGACCGCTGAAAAGCTCTCGAATGCTATCGCTGCGAATTCCGGACGTCCGCAGGAAAACGGCACATCGTCACAAGCTCCGTCGGTATCAACGTTCGATTACCGCAAAATGTCCAAGGCACAGCGTGAAGACCTTAAGCGCAGAATCCGCGACGCGGCTGCGCGTGGAGAAAAGCTGTATCCAGGACAATAACTATGAAAGGAGATTACTTTGTACACAATTTTTGACATAGCGCCGCTTCAGCTGTTTGCCGATTCGGGTACGCTTGTTAACGCTACCGGCAATTATGTTAACGCCTACACCGGTTCAACGACCGCTTTTGACGGCACTAATACGCTTGCAGGCGAGCTGAAGACCTACTACGACACGGAGATGCTCGAAAACGCTCGCATTGAGATGTATTTTGCCCAGTTTGCAAAGCGTCAGCCGCTCCCGCGTGGACGCGGAAAGGTAGTTGAGTGGAGAAAATGGAACACTTTCGCAAAAGCAGATCAGCTTACTGAGGGCGTTATCCCTACCGGTCAGAAGTTCGGCATGAGCTCGAAGACCGGCGCAATCAACCAGTATGGTACATATGCGGCAGTTTCGGATATCCTTGAAATGCGTGCGTACGACGACGTAATTCTCGGCGCGACCGAGGAGATGGGCGCGTCGCTCGCAGAAACTCAGGAGACGCTTATCCGAGACGCGCTGCTCACCAACACTAACGTGCTCTACTGCGACAACATTACTCTGGCGACCGGAGCTGTGGCGAGCACTCCGACTTCCTGCGCGACGATGGAGGCAAGCGCGACCGCAATGTCGATGCTTACGCCTGACATGGTAGCAAAGGCGGTCACCAAGTTAAAGAAAGACCGTGTGCCGATGATTAACGGCAAGTATTACGCGGTTATTCATCCGTCGGTCGCGTACGACCTGCGCAAATCCGACGACTGGATCGAGGCGCACAAGTATGCGTCGCCGGAAGAGATTTACAACGGTGAGATAGGCGAGCTGCACGGCGCGCGCTTCATCGAAAACGTATTCGCGCCGGTACTGGGCGGCACGGTTTACCAGAACAAGGCGACGACCGTAACCTATGCGACCTACTTCTTCGGCAAGGACGCGTTCGGAATTATCGATCCGGACGGCGGAGCCGCCGAGATG